AAGTCTTTTTGCTACTCCCTCATCTTTTCCAGGGATACCTTTAGCAAAATCTTCTAGGTTTCCTTCAGCAGCAAATGCACGCATCTTAGATGCAGACATACCTTCAACACCTTCAGCATCAGGGTCTCTCTGTCCACCAGATACTACCTTGAGTTCTTCAAAGTTGTATGCTTGACCATTATATTTTTGTAGTAGATCATTAAACTCTGCTACTCTATCACTGCCAACAACCATAGTTATTGAACTGTAACCCTCTTCATTGATAGACGCTAATACATTAAAAATGTTTCCTTTATCAGGATCATTTTGTATTGCTTCTGCGTGGTCGGGGAACATCTTTTTAAGATAGTTTATCTTCTCCGCAGGTTCCAAAGGATTTTTCTTTGGATCAACAGTGCGTGATGGATAAATCCTGTAGTCTCCCCCTTTAGAAGATTCTGCAACTTTGGATAAAAGTTTTTCGTGACCCACAGTAGGAGGATTGAACCTCCCAAAAGTAATTGCAATGTTTCCAAGATCATTTACCGAATCATTACCTTCCTGTTCAATAGCACCGTTCTCAGTAGAGGCAGTTGCTTGTTCTGCTTCATCACGAGATACTGTAACGAGTCTCTCACCACCTTCTGATTTTGCTACAATCTGACCTGTGCTGTCAGCATAGTAACCGTGACCAACGTGTTGGAGACCTCGTTTCGCTGCTGCTTCTCCTGCAACAGTACGTGCTTCTGATAGGAATGATTTGAATTTCATAGAACTATTTATCAACCCCAGTTCTTTTCTATTGTAAAATTAGTTTTACTAAACTCTAGTCGGTCAACTAACTTAAGAGCAGAACCAGATTTAATTGCTACAAAACCTTCTGGTGCTGTAACACGATAACCATTATCAGTTTTTATGTATGTACCGATAGTGTTTACCTTTTCTAACTGACGAATGATAAGTGTCTTACACTCAGTTAAATTCATATAAGATGCCACAGTCATATAAATTGGACGTGCATAAGTCTTAATAAATTTAATACCATCAGTCTGTATCTGTTTATATTTAGTCTTTGTCGCTTCAGTCTTTTTTAATTGTATTTCTTTTTCTAATATTTGTTTGTAAAATTTTTCAAAAGCATTAGATACATCTGCTGTACTAGAAAACTTTTTCCCTTTTTTAACATAACTGTTAAAGAATAATTTAAACACTTCTGATAGTAAAAACTTACCACTACCTGTCTGTCCTAGAATATCTAAGAACTGTGATGCTTGTTTTAGAGAACCTTCTGCACGGTTTGTTGCTGAGATAAACTTAGACAATGTATTTCTATCAAATGCAGAAGCACCTGTTACATCTTTAAAGTTAGATGAGAATACCGCTACATCCATACTCTTCATAGAAGATGTATTAACACCAAAAGATGCTTTCATATCTCTAACTGTACCATTACCACCACTATACTTTGTATGGAAAACGATACCCATCTTTGAAGATCTTATTTTCTTACCCATATCACCCTTCACAGGTACAGCATAGGTAATAGTATTAGGTGTGAATACATAACAAGGTTCACCATTTACATTTCTAGTGATTACATCATTATAAAAGAGTAAATCACCCTGTACTACACCCTTGATACCCAACTTAGGTAAATGTTCTAGACAAACCTTTAGTTTATCTGCTAGTTGACCTGCATAATATGTGTCTATGTCACTATTGCTTCTACAAATTTTTGGTGTTCCTTTATTAAATACTGCTTTAGTTCCAACAAAAAACTTTCCTGTAGTAGGATGCTGTCCACATACAATAGCAGGTGCACCATCCAATTTGGTAGTGATCTGTATATTAGAATGTGGTTCTGTTAACATAAGACCTAACTCTCTTAAAATCTTAATAGCATTTCTGCCACCGTTAGATCCATTGTTAAGTATATCGTCTTCTAAATGTTCGAGGTGAGTGTTTTTCATACTATCCTAGTTTAACATCTAATCTGATTACTGGGTTATATTGTGTGACACCTTGTAGACTGGCAGGAACTAACTCTTTAGGACCTTGAACACCCTTACCCAGTTGTCTTGACTTTGGGAATGTACCTTGTTTCTTTTTAGAGAATCTTGGATTAACTATTGCACAAAACTCGTGTACTAATTTCTTAGTGATTGGTCTTATACCTTTTTCTGTTAGTATATGTGTCGCTATTTGAAGAGGTTTTCCTTTTAATGTCATTTTTCCTGTAATTGATTCTTCTACAAAAGCACATCTAAATTCATCATAGACTGATCCGACACCATCTTTACCTTTAGTTCCTATGATTTCTATCAATCTTTCTTCTAGTGCTGCTGCATTCGGATTGTGTTTAACTAATGAGTCAATATCATTACTTGTCATATATTTATTAGGAAAGAATGCTTCCACATCATTAATTACCCTTTGAATATTACTTAACGTAGTGCCATCGCTGCTTGCACCTTTACCTCTAGAAATCTTTTTAAATATATCAGTGAGTGCAGTTATATTAGTCTCTATCATTGAACTACTAAGTTGAAAAGAGTTTCCATATTTCATAGAGCATTGATATATCTTACCACTTTTATAAAAAACTATATCAGATTTACTTCCCGAACCCATCTTCTGAAATGAAGCATAGAATTTTAAACTTTCATTAGTAGATAAAGTCTTTGCAAGTTTATCTATTATTTTTACAGAGTCTTTTTGTACTGTACTGTCTGCTTTATTCCAATTTGTTTGAGCATCTCCTTTAGTTGTTAGTTGTGTACTAGATAAAACTTCTGGATTACTAAGACGACTATACGCAGTGTGCAATACACACCATTCAAACTGAGTTCCTTGATCTTGTGCCATCGACCTTTTTTACTATTTAGAAGGTACCTTCCTTTTTATATAAATTCATAGCAAAACAACGTCTTCCTGCTGACGTAACTGGCACTTCGTGTTGCATCTTTGCATCAAATATTAATAGTTGTCTTGCTGACACATAGTATGGATTGCGTCCATCAAATATTATAGGTGATGCACCATCTTCTATCTTTAAATATCCAACAGCAGCAAAATCCGCAGGGAAATGACAGTGTGGTTTCACATAGTCTCCCTCTTTATAGTCTGCACCCCATACATCTTTAGCAAAATATTCTACGTCTGTGGTTCCATCATTCAACCCACCATAAACTCTGCCACCTGCATTGTATATCAGGTTAGCAATCATTTTACAGCATAGATTGACATATGATTCACACTTAGGCATCTTCATATTCCAATCAGTTTGACGTGCAACAACATTAGATGCTTCTGGTGATGGTTTATCTAACTTCAACCAGTCATCAATAACATTGTTTGCTTCTTCAATACATTCATCGGGTAGTATAAACTCAAATACTGGTTGTCCACCACCAACATAAACTGTCATTTAGATTCTGCTTCTTACTATCTCCACTATCTTATCTATAACATCAATATCAATCCCCATAAAAGGTGGAATGACACCTAGTAATCTTAATGTACCATCTAAAAATAGTGCTAGTGTTGTGAACCCAAGAATCATACTAATAACAGTTGCGTCTCTGTTATGTTTACGCATAGATTCTTCATCTATCTTTCTTGCTTCTTCTAATGTCTTTTTTAATAAGAGTTCTACTTCTTGTTTAGTGTAGAAACTCCCTACCCCAGGTACTTTAACCTTTGGTTTTATATCTGATAAAGGAAAATTAGTCATTTTCTCCAGTTGTGGTTTATCTATCACCTTCCTTACGTTGCTCTGAACGTTCTATAGAAAACTCTCCCTCTGGATAGCGAGATGCAAGTTTCACTGTATTACGGAAGATTATCTCTGCAAGACGTTCATCTAATGCCATTGCTGCTTGTGCAGCATACCACATTATGTCTCCGAGTTCTGTAACAAGGTGGTCTTTAACATCATCGTTCCAAGGTTTACCTTGAAATTTGATTTTCTTGACAAGTTCCATAAACTCTCCCGCTTCTGCAACCAATCCTGATGCTGCGGTATCGAGTCTTTCTATTTTACACCCTTCTTTATGTAGTTCCTCGTACCTTTCTATTAGAGATTCATAACTCTTACTTGCATCGGATGTTACCAAATCAACGAAGTCTGTGTACTTATCAAGATCAATATCAAACTTCTCTTGCTTTGGACGATCCTTCATTTTCTTAGCAGCAGGTGATGCGAACCCCTTAAAATCTTGAGGCATTGGGTCTGGTGTAGAAGTCATACTTTAAAATCAGTAAATAATGTTGGTTGAAGTTTAGGTGTTTCCTCACCGTTGTGACCAGGATCTATAATATTTTCCTGCTGTTCACAATCATACAGTCTCATCTTCCCTCTGTCAATACCCACAACAAATCTTTTGTTCATTGTAGGATCATTGTATCTATTCTTTAATTGCTTGATCATTATTTGACCGTTCGCTTCCAAGTCTTCGCTAGAGATAAGAGCAAACATAAAGTCAGCAGTTGCAGGAAGACCAAAAGATTCAGAAGTGTCGGTAAGTTCCACGTCTGAATTACCGTAACCTGATCTAGTAGTTTGAGTAGCACTAATGATA